CTGGGTTCGATTCAATGCAACCCCTCATTAATGCAATTTCATTTTATAATTTTGACATATTTCTATCTGCTAAGATAACCTTCTTTATGGAATCCCCAAGGTGGTCTGCATGCTCATATAGTTGGCCAAATTTGATTTTTTATTTCTTTGGAAGATGCCAACAAATATTAGATATCATACGAACTATCAAATTCTTCGAGGTTTGTTTTTCTGGTGGTTAGATCAAAATAGAGTGATTTTGTTAAAATTGAATATGTTGACACAAATTAACTGCCTTATTAAAGTGGTGATCACTTTAAATAGCTGCGTATATTGATACACCAATTATTTATTTTGATCTAGTCTTTTGGACTAACAAATTTGAAACTTAGGGATTACTTAACCTAAAAACATACATATTTTCCTATTTATATGTTGGTTTTTGCAATGATTAAACAACAGCTTTATACAATTCAACGGATATACCGTGTGCGAATGCTACTTCCTAAACACTATACTCTCTGGAGGTAGTGAAAGAAAAAGCCTTATGTTGTAAAAAATATTAATTAACCCTGTTAAGATCAACCAAACCTTACTCAACCATTTTAAATCGCATCTACGCTACAGTTTTCGTTAAAGGGGTCCGATCTGTTGCCAACATTCCAATAGCAGCCATATAATGAGCTTAATCTCTAGAAAAGCAATTAGGTCTTGTAGAAGCGGTTAAAATTGTACGATCTATCATCCGCACTACTACAGCTTTATGCCCCGGTAGTTTACCAATATCTCTTGATAAAAAATTACCTCGCCGAAAATCTTGTTTTGACCTTTTTGCAACAATACCCAAACCGTAAGTTTTAGTTTAATTAGTTGGCGTAACAACCAATTATAACATTCGACTTTGAAATTATGCATCTTACAGTTTTCTAAAGAATGATAAAATATCATCACCAGACAAACTCTCTAATTTTTTTATTCTGATTTAGATGAAATATTTATCAAAATCAATTTTAGTAACACCAACCTAGTAGTCTATTAACCAATAACCAATGTTATTGTAAAACAAATTACGAAATGTACCAAAACTACTTGTCGATATAGGATGACCAGAATACGTTGTACCCCATAATTTGCCTTTGAAATGAGCTACTTTGTGTTTATTACGCATATAAGTTTTTACAAAGTTAGTAGTTAAAATTTTTATGGCTCTTTAAAGTTCCTTGATTTGCAGGTCACCTGTAATTAGATTCATTGCTAGAATTTTTTAGTAAAAAGTAACGTCGAGACAAC